AAGGTATTAACATTATATATAAATAAGTCTTATTATCTTTAAATAATTATTTTAAATTATTATTTTAAATTATTATTTTAAATTATTATATTTATTATGAACGTAATTATTAAAATTAGAGAATTGTTGATGTGTCTGAATGTAAATGCTACCATCATGTACTACATGGCTATATTCAAGATTTGGTACAACATGTAAATTTAAATCTAATTGTTCGAATAATAATGTGTTAAAATAAATAACATCGCATGCTGAAGAGTTTGGTATATTATTTTGTTCACTTGACAAATCAATATTATCTATTAAATATTTATTAATAACGTAATTACCTGTATTCATCATAACTATACTGGATTTATTATTATTTTTCATCAAAAGGTTTTCTTCTTTTGAGTTGCTTATAAAATTTCCATTTTTATACACAAATCCAGATAAATGTGAATAATCAAAATTTGGAGCAGCTTTTGATGGTGCTAATATAATATTTTTTTGTTCTCCTATAACATCTTCTATATATTTTTTAACTGTTATAAAATATTTTTCATTCGAAAAATTATCCGAATCCATTAAAACAATCCATTCATTTTTAGCAAACGAACATGCCTTTAATTTATTCAGAAAAGGCCCTAACCGTTCTTCATTTTTAAATAATTTTAACTTTTCATTAGTACCATATTTGTTTTTTATTTTTTCTACATCATCTCCATTTTCATCAGTTATTATAATTTCATCAATTAAATCTAAATTGATATAATTATCAAGATATTTGTTAAGAAATTCATCAAAGCGATTCATTGTAGGAATACATAAAGAAAACATTATATAATATACTAATATGTTTTATTTAAATAAATATTTTAGCAAAACATATTATAATGTTTATTAATTTTATTGTAAGAGGTAGATTAGGCAATGCTATATTTAGATATATGGCAATAGCTATTATTTGTTTAAATTCTAAAGGTGTTTACACTATCAACAATTGTCAATCAAAAGATTTGAATGAAACACAATTTTTTCAAATATCTCAGCAATTGATTGATAAAAAAGACGTTAATATAAATTGTGGAGTTAATATGAATGATTTTTATCAACATGATACAATTTATAGATTAAATAAAAATTCTATAATAGAATTTATAAAAAATAACCCAACTCACTATGTTTTAACTGATGGAATAAGTGCTGGTGATATGAATTGTGTTAAGTTTTTAATGATTGATATTATTAACACGCCAAATAGTTTTAATAAATGCTATAAAAATGTGTTACATATTAGATTAGAAGATTTCGTACAACATAATTTATATATAAGAACAGAAAGAATTATAAATTTATTAGAAAAAAATATAATAAATGATACAATTTGTATTGTATGTAAAAAACCTGAAACAGAGTTTGAAACAAATTATATTAATATAATTGTTAATTATTTGTTATCTAAAAATATAACAGTTAGCTTAGAACATAATGACACAATAACTGATTATTATATTATGAAAGAAGCTGAAACATTAATATGTTCTAAAAGTACAATGTCGTGGTGTGCAGCACTTTTATCTGATAAATTACAAAAGTGCTATGTACCTCATTATGAAATCTCTATTGGTTCAACTTTTAAATATCCAATAGATAATACCGAATTGTATTAGATGATGAAATATTAAAATTTAAAAAAAATTTCAATTTTCCAAAGGTTTATATGTTTTATCTAATATTTTTTTGTAATTATACCAATTACATTTGTCGAAAAAATTTCTCCAATATATATATGTTTCATAATCATCTGGTGTGCCCCAACATATATAATTTTCAACTTGAAAAACCTTTACTTTTAATCCTATTTTTATATTTTGATTAATAATATCATCTACATAAAATTCATTATTACTTCTCACATTATTATTATAATTTTCGTTTAATCCATCCAAAAAATATTTTGCTTTTCTAAAAAACATTGTTCCAATTATAACATGACTTTTTTTAATATCATGCTTAGAAGAATCAAATTTTTTACAAGAAACCGATTTTATAATATCATTATCATCTACTTCCATCCACGCATACATATTTGGATTATTCTTACTTGTAGGATTATTTATAAAACTCCAGACAATAATATCAATGCTTATATCATCGACTAATTCTTGATATTTTTTTATATTATAGTATACGCCATTATCACAAGCACTTATTAATATAGGTTTTTCTAAGTCAAATTTTGACATATTCATTCCTAATTCACAAGTGCAAGCTTGTCCTTGAGTTATTTCATTTATTCCATATATTTTAGAATCTTTATAATAATATTTAATTGAATCATATATGTTAGATGTGTCTAAGTGGCTTTGTAAACATATAAACATTTTATTTGTTGTTGTAGGGAGACAATTTACGGCTTGTATTACCATTGGCAATCCATTTACATCAATTAATGGTTTTGGTTTTGAATAATTTTTTTTGGTAAATCTACTTCCTGCTCCAGCCATAGGCAATATTAATGTTGTATCAAAATTATCAAATATATAATTTTTTCTTTTATTATAAGTCATCTTCAATTACAGAAGATGAAATATAAAAAGCATCATTCATCTATATGAAATTTTATTTGACAAGTTAGTTATTTTTGATGAATTTATAAATTGGATAATCTTTCACTTCTCTATTATATTTATACAAGAATTCTATTTTTAAATTTTTTTTAATAGCAAATTCGTTAACTGCTTTTGTTGTTCCTGGATGACATGAATTGTAGTCATCGCCTAATAACCATCCTCCAACTTTTATTTTTTTCCACCAAAATTCTAAATCTTGTGTAACTGCTTCATAACTATGATCAGCATCAATAAAAATAGCATCTAAACTTTCATCTTCAATTTGTTCGTTAGTTATACTAATACTTGGTTGTCTAAACCAAGTATATCTGTTGTTGTAATCATTTAAATGGTGCTTAATATTATCCACCAATAATTCAAATCCTCCGTAACTAATGACATCTGTAGCAAAAGCATCATTTGGATAATAACACATAGGGTCAACTAAATATAATTTTTCAACATTAGTATTCTCTAATATTTCCCTAGCATGAAAACCATAACCTATTCCTACTTCGGCACAATTTTTAAAATCATTTGTCTTAATAATATCTGAGAAAACACCGTAATAATAAGATGCCCACCCACCTTCCCCTCCATTTTTTCCACCAGTTTTATAGATATTAATTAAGTCACTATAAAAATTACTATGCTGTTCCATATTATGATATATATCATATTATTGTCTTTACACCTTTTAACATTTCAAACGCCGATTGTTATATTTTTTCTCTACATAGAGGACAAGTTTTATTTCCTTTTGTTTTATTTTCATTAAAATTATCCCATTCTTTTTCTAATTTCATAAATTCAGTATGATAATTAAACATATTATTTTCATAATTTATAAATTCAGATGTGTTCATCCATTCAGGTCTTTCTGGAATTAAATTATTTCTAATTTCTATTAGTTCGACATAACTTTTTTGTTCAATATCAAAATGTTTTATTTCAAAGTCATGATATTGTTCATATTTTATGTGTTCAATATCATTATCATCGTCATCGTTAAAATCATAAGGCCAATCCGGACTTTCAATAGTCATTTCCCTCCAATGAAGAGGAGGGTCAACTGTTGTAGAACCAAAATATATGGTCTTACAGCAATCAACGCATATTTTATGAATACAAGTAGGTAATTTAATTAAAATTTTATTTTCAAGACAAACGCAACATTCGTCATTTTGTTCAATATTATTTATTGGTATAATCATTTCACAACCCTCGCAAACCCATATATCATTATATTTTGCTATAAAACAACTTGGATAAGGATATGTTTCATAACAAAAATAACATAAATGATTTTCATAAGACATATTATTATATGATTATTAAGATATATTTAAATATTTTATTAAGATATATTTAAATATTTTTATCATAATTAATCGGCGTTTGAAATGTTAAAAGGTGTAATATAATTTAAAAATATAATTTAAAAATATAATTTAAAAATATAATTTAAAAATATAATTTAAAAATATAATTTAATAATATATATAAGATGATTAATAATAATTTATTTAATTGTGAGAACAAGGACACGTATCCTCCGTTTAAAAATGGTATGTATTTAGAGGAATATTTTTTTCATAAATATTTAAATGAACTTCCTAATTTAAAAAAAAAATACATTCCTGTAAAATGGACTAACTTTCAAATCGAATGTTGGTTTAATTCAAAAAAACATGAAATGCAGTTAGAAATAGATAAATGGATTTTAGAGAATCCTTCCGAAAATGGTTATTTTACTATAGCACAATATGATGACGGACCATTATTAAAACTACCTGAAAACACGATTGTTTACGGTTCATGTTCGGGGAATATTCCAATTCCGTTAATTTACGAAGATAAAAATAATACCTTAGAATCTTTTAATAAAAAATCTTTTAACAAAAAAGAAATTTTATGTTCTTTTATTGGAAATATAACAAGTAATCATATTACTCCAAATGTTCGTTCCGAAATGTTTAATAAGTTTCAACATAATAATAAATTTAAAATGATAAACTCAGGAGGATGGACTCCTTCTGTTAATAAGAGCTTACAAGATGTATTCATAAATACAACAATAAATTCAAAATTTGCTCTTTCACCAAGAGGATATGGTCGTTCGTCATTTCGTTTTTTTGAATGTTTTCAATTAGGGACAATCCCTATTTATATTTGGAATGATATTAATTGGTCTCCATTTCAAGATATTATTGACTATAATAAATTATGTGTTGTAATTCATATATCGCAAATATCTGATTTGGAAGATAAATTAACTTCAATTACAGAAGAAGAATATAATAATATGTTGAAATATTATAACGAAATAAAATATCTTTTTCAATTAGAAGGAATGTCAAATGAAATATTTAGACAAAATATGTAATTTATACTAGTCAAATTAACTAACCATATTTTAAATATAAGTGTGTTAAAATATTATATATATTATATAAATATAAATATATATAAAATGCAAATAATCCCTAAAAATATTTTTCAGTCATGGTTTACTAATAATTTAGATCCTGTTATTAAATCAAAAATAGAATCATTTAAATCTCAAAACCCTGATTACAAATATCATCTATATACAGATGATGATATTGACGAATTCGTCAATACAAATTATCCAGGTGAAATTTCCGATTGTTTTAATAAAATAAATATAATTGTTTCAAAAGTAGATTTTTGGAGATATTTAGTCTTATATAAATATGGTGGTGTATATCTTGACATGGATTCAAGTATTGAAAAACCACTGGATGACTTAATTAAACCTGACGATGAAGCAATTATTACTGCTGAGGGAAACCCTAATCTTTGCGTTCAATGGGCTTTAATATTTAACAAGAAACATCCAATATTGAAAAAAACAATTGATTTTATTGTTGAAAATATAAAAAATAATACATATCCAAATGATATTCATAAAATGACAGGACCGACTGTTTACACGAAGGCAATTAATGCTATTCATAATGAATTATTTAATACAAATATCGAACATAGTTCAATCAATTTATTAACTGATATAACATACAATTTAAATGATATAAAATATAGATTATATGGTAAAGATTATAATGGATTTTTTTGTTTTAGATATGATTCTTATTATTTATTATATCGAGGCAAAAAACATTGGAGACAAGAAGAAAGTGAGAAAGCTCTACTTAAAAATTAAATATAAAAAAAATAAAATAATAAACAAATAAAATTATTATTTTATAAACACTATTTTTTTCTAAGAATTTATTAATTCTTGAATTAAATTTACTCGAATTTTATGCCAATGCGCCGGACCTTCTAATCCACCCTGATGTGTTACTTGATTTTCATGTAATCTATAATATAATAATGATTCACTTAAATTATGTATATATCCATGTGTCTTTACCATTCGTAATGTAAGCTCAAAGTCTTCAGTCATTCGCGATTTATTAACATCATAATTTCCCGCCTCTATAACAGCTGATTTGCGATAACATAACGATGGATGATTTGAAAACCAATGTGATTGATTAGCTTTATATTGTTCCCAAGTTAAAGAAGGATGATTTGTTACACTCACTATATTTTGAATATTATTTCTAAAACATTTAATTTGAGCACCACAAATCATTGTACTTGGATTCATTGACATATATTGAAGTTGAATTCCAATTCTATCTGGCACCATAATATCATCACTATCCATTTTAATAATAATTTCATTTGAACACATATTAATTCCTTTATTTAGTGTGTATCCAATGCCTTTATTATCATCATTTTCCTCATATACAACAGTTGTAAAACGTGTTGTTTTCGCAAAATTATCTAAATAACGTTTTAAAAGTGTTGTATTTAAAGTATCTGAACCATCATTAATCCATACCAACTCCATATTAAATAAACCGCGTTGATGCTTAATCGATTCTAAACATTCTTGAATATAAGAACCTTTTGTGTTATAACTTGAAATTAATATACTAACAATATGATCTTTTGGTGGTTGTAAAAACTGTTCTGGTAATTGTATCTTATTCATTTCATCATAACTTTGAAATGTTGAACCCCAAGCTTGATAAGCATAAATTTTTCCATGACCTTTATACTCTTTCTTTGTTAAATGAATTGGTAAAAATGTATAACTTGGAAAAATATGTAAATCTGTAAACTGACCAGTATTATACATACGAGTTAAAAGTCCTGGACCCACAGTTTGCCACGCCATTGCACCTGCTTTTGCTTGACTAACTTCATTTTTTAGTATCCAGTTAATCGCACCTAAAACAAGAAGATGTCCTGGTGGAAACCCCATAGTTCCAGTAGCAACTAATCCTTTGCGTAGTTCTTCTTGTTCCCATCCAGCAAAACATTTTTTACTCATTAATTCATTGTCAATAGGTTCAATACAAATAGAATCCGCATCAATAAATACTCCACCATACTTATATAAAATTTCCCAACGTAATATGTCAGCTTTACCATTAATTTCCTCAATATCATCTATTTTTCGTTGACATACAAATTTCATATTTCTATTAATAAACTCTTGTTCATTCCAAAAAATGTATTCAAAATCGGGGTTTTTTTCCTTCCATGTATTCATAAGAGTTATTGGTGCGGGTTTTGTTCCTATCCATAACTGGTGTATTATTTTTGGTATAGACATTTATATACATATTTATAATATATTTAATATATTTACTCTACAAAATATATTAAATATATTAAATTATTTTAATAATAAAATGGAAATAGCCTATACTTGTTCTCTCGGTGTTCATCTTATTTATTAAAACAAAATGGCCTTAAAAAGGCATCATATCCGTTTGATTGGATTTTTACAAAGTGTAATACAATTAAAGAAATTCTTAATGATAATTTTCAAGAATTTTTAAATAAAGAAAATTATATCGAGTTAAGTCCTGAAAAATGCGGACATAAATTATATCATGATTCAATGTTTTGGCATCATAATCCTTTAACAAACGAAGATCATTACAATTATTTTATACGATGTGTAGATAGATTTAAAGAAATGCTTTTACACCTTTTCTCATTTAAAACGCCCATTTTATTATGATATAATTATAATAAAAATATTTAAAAATTGCTTAATATATTATAATAATTAAATGGATAAAGAAGATAAAATTAAAGAATTA